ATCAAAGTTCCACTTCTTGAATTACTTGTAATTATAACATTTTTTCAAAAGTTATACAACTATTGTTATTCGTAAACAATAGTCACGTTCGCTGTTCCACCGATTGTTGCATAGAGTCCTTTATCAAAAGATATTTCGTGTAGGTCAATTACTTGTGAGCCTGCTGGAAATGTATATGTTGCGTTGATAAGACGGTTTGCGTCTGCTCCACCTGTAAGTGTTTCTACTCCGAATGAACCATTTTCACAATCTGTATCAGTTACAATACTGTTACCTGTAAGACCTGCGGTTACTGCCGTGAGTACAACAGTATCTCCTGAACCGTCTACTGCGGTTACTAATGCACTTTCTGCTGTGATAGCAGTTACTAAAGCGGTTACTGCTGCACTTGCTGTTGCTCCTCCTGATACGTCTACAAGGATATTACCATCTGTTACTTCGTCATCAGTATCAAATTCATATACTTCTGATCCAATAGTTACTGTTTCTCCGTCTGCAACCACTCCTGTAAAAGTAAGTGTTCCTGTTGCTGCGTCTGCAGTTGCATTGTAAGCAGTGAGACCGTCTACAAATGAGATAGTTCCACTTGTATGTGAGTTCACAATAACTGCTTTCAATGTTCCAAAGTTAGACTTAATAAGTCCACTTGATGTTATGTTTGTTGATTTCATATTAAATTGCTTCATTAAATGGGGACTCGATTGCTCCCTCTTTTGGTTTTTTAATTACTTTAAGGTGACCAAATGCTTGTTCAATTCCGTTTACTGCTTCGTATTGAGCACGCAATTCTTGTCCGAGAATTTCATTAGTTACTTGGTTTCCTGCTTGATATGCAGTAGCAAGTAAGTTAAATGCTTGGTTTCTTGGTTCAAGTTTTTCACCTTTTTTCAATGCTCCCATATAGTACAGTTGAGCGAGCATTACTTTTCGCACTGCTTCAAACATTGCTTCGTCTGAACAGAAAGCTTCAATTTTTTCAATTTCTAAATCCGTTAGATAATTTTTGATTGTCATAAATTTATTGGGTTGGTTGGGTTGTTAATTGTTCTCCTCCTACTTGAGCCGTTATATCTTGCATACCTGATGATTGTACTGGTTGTGTTTGTACCGCAGTTATCATTGGTGCAAAATCAATAGGACTCATTCCTGATTCTTCAAGTAATTGGTTAAATGCTTTTCCGATACCAGGCACTTGGGTAAATGCTTGTGGGTTTCTAATTACTTCACGAATTACGTTAGTAATCTTATCTGCATTTTGAGCCATATACTTTTGTTTTCCTTTGATGTTTACATATACATCCATAGGAATTTCTTTGAGTTCGTCTTTCATTACTTCAAAGAAACCTCGTGTTCCTGTTTTCTTTAAGAAATCTTCTTTAAGAGCTTGTTTCATTATATCTCTTTCTTGAAGTGTTGGAACAATTCCTGATTTCTTAATAGTTTCCATTATTCGCTTGTCTACTTCGTTTGAAACAATCTGTTCTGCGATAAATTGAAGTTCATCGAGTGAAAGTTCCTCTGAAAATTCTAGTCCGTTATTCATTTCTTTTACAAGCATTGATAAGAACCAGTCACGATAGAGTACGTCTGCAAAGAATGTAGCAATTTTACCTTGTCGATATTCGTGTATTCCTTGTCCTTGCTGTACTACGAGTGATTGTAATGCGAATGGTGTACCTGATACTGGGTTTGTTCCAAGTTGTGCATCACTTGCAGAACCAAGTATTCGAGCATCATTTTCTAGTCCTACTTGATAGTTAGTAAATGCTGTTAGGTTCTGAACATTTCCGTCTACTTTTGTAAGTGGTTTGTTATCAGAGTGTTTGATGATTGTATTGTTTGCAAGTTCAGTAAGTTTTTGCCCTGCAATTTCTTCATCAGAAGTTTGGAATAATGTAATTGCACTGTCTAGTAAGTTTTTAATCTTTTGTGCAGAGTAGTTAGTCCATACCTGTGGTTCAAAGAGTGTTTCAACGATTGATTTTCCACACGCTCTACCAAATACAGGATTGATGACAAGTGACTTGAATGTTTCGTTTAATGGTTTGTCTTTTCCTTTGAATAAGGTGATACCATTTTTGTTTCCGTCATTGGTTGTGTAATAACAAACAACGTGCATCTGTGGAGTATATTTGAATACTTCTCCATTTGGATCAAGCCAGTATTCTGGTAAGTTTCCTCTGAGTTCATATACCTCAATATATTTACCAGGGGTTTTTACTTTATTCTTATTTCCATTAGCTTGTTCTTTTTCTGCGAGTGACATTACAATCGCTTCATCAATAGCATCACTGTCCCATTTACCTTTCATTTGAGTAAGTTGTTCTACAGTGTATTGGTGTTTGATACAGATTGGTCCTGACATTATGTCTGTTTGGTCACAGAATGCGAGTTTTTGTAGTTTAATCACTTCTGGTCGTACTTCGTTGATATTTTTTACTAATACCAAGTCATAGACTACTGATTGTTCTACTACTTCGTCAATGAATGTATCAATCTCGTATTTTCTAGCCCATTTAGGGTGATATTTTTTAACAAGGAACGATTTATAACTTTCATCTGCGTTGTCTACAAAAGGTACTATATCTTTTACATCAAAGCCTTCTGACCTGAATGCTACGTTGATAATTGGGGTAACAATATCTTTATAAGGGCGTGTTCCATCGTTTTTCCCTTTATGATACCAACCTTGTGATACATTGAGACAGCGTTCAATATGTTCAGCCATATTCCAGTCTTTACTATCGGTGATAGGTACTCGTACTGTTTTGAAATTGTTTTGTTCGGTGACTATATAGTCAAATACGTTGTTTTTTTCCATATTATTTTAAGATTATGCGATTGAGGAATACAGTCATCGACATTTTGTTTCTAAACATTTGCTTTGCAAGGAAACAAGAGAGTAGTTTCTCACATACTTTTCCGTCTTTTTCTATTTTAAATAGCACTCGTGTTTTTAATCTATCAGGTTTGAGTGACATAATACCTTCCATAAGGTCGTTTGTTTCAAGTGTGAACACTTCATCGTTCATTTTTAACTCAATCTTGTAGTCTTTTTTATCAATAACTTTCTTGACTACTTTTTTTGTTGCTTTTTTTGTTGCCATAATATTTGTATTATACCATTTTTTAAATAAAACAACAATTAAATTGCTGGGTTTTCGTTTTCAATTTTATTAAAGTATGATATTGGTTTTATTTTTTTAGGTGTTGGTCTACTCATAACAGCATATCTTAATTCATCAGCAGCATGATCTTCCCCATCACTATCAACATCTTCTGGGTTTTTTTTATCATGTTGTAATTCTGGGAATGTTTCTATAAATTTAATACAATTTGAAAATACTTGTAATCTTGCAGTAAGCTTTTCTTGTTGGATTTGTGGTTTTAAATATTCTCGTACAACACCCCAACCAATTACTCTAGTATTTTCACCCCTTATCATATTTGGAATTTTACCAGTTATCTCTTTTATTCTTTGGGAATAAACTTCTGCACCAGATAATCCATCATCTCTTTCACCTTTTTTAGACCAAAATGCAGGATCAAAAACTTCATAATCAATTTCTTCATTAGAATTTGTAATACTTAAAACTTCGTCTGCAAGTTTAGAATAACTTAAACCAGTAGAATATAATTCTTTATACCTGTACAGATTACCATTTGGATCTATTGCATACCAACCTATAGATGCTGGAGCATTAAATCCATAATCTCCAGCTCTAAATCTTTTCCATGAACTTGGTATCTCAAAAGGTTTGCATACATGAATTTCATATTTCCACTCAGTAAAATACTGACCTGCAAATAAGTCAAAATCTCCACCTCTCCAAGCTTTCCCTAAATCTCCCTCTAATCCTTCAAGGTAATCAACATATTCTACGTTTAGGTGTGGATTTGCTTTGTATGTAGCTGGTATAAATCTTGTTTTTGTTTGTTGGTTAGTCCTATATGGTATTACAAATTTTGCTTTTACAAAACTATGACCAATTCCGCCAGGGTTAAAAGATGAATACACCCTAGGTCTCCATTCTTGTTTTGAAGTTCTTAATGAACCAAGTAATTTTTCATATTTTTCTTTTGTTAATTGGTTTAATTCCTCGATAACGATTACATCATATTCGATACCTACATACTTATCGATGTCATCTTCGTTATTAAAACCACCCATGATCATTCTAGATTTATTTTTAAATTTAATAACATTACCACTTCTTTCAAACGGAACTTCGTTTGATATAACTTTTTCAATTAAATCGTCAAATGATTCTTTTGCTGATACAGCTGTTTTTCTTAAAAATAAAGCCTTTAAACCATTTACCCTTAAACAATCATCTAAAGATATTTGTGCAAATATACAGTGAGATTTACCTGGACCACGAGCACCACCTGCACCTATTTCTGTTGGACCATTTTGTTTATCACATTCTCTTGCTGCTGAATGGAATTGCCATTGCCAGGGTAACGGAACATAAGACCTTTTTAGGAAATTTTCAACTTGCCCTTTCGGACTATTCGCTTTCTTCGCTGTCATTAAACACATCTCCATTGCTTCCATATATTTTGTTTATTATGTTAGTAATGCTACTATCAAGTCTTTTACCTCCTGATGTAAAATCAGTATCAATCTTATCATTGTATCCGTGTTTTGTTAATAAAACTTTTGTTATTGTTGGGTTATATGCACCAGATAATCCATTATTTATTAACCTTTCTTCTTGTATTGATCCTAATTCTTCCATAATGTCAGAAAACTCTTCATAATCTCCAGCCCAAGCATATAATGTTTCCCTTGATACACCTAGAGCAACTGCTAATCCACCTTTTGTTGGTATATTAACTTTAGTGTTTAATCCTTTCTCTTTATCACCTTCTACATCTTTACATTGATGTATGTATTGTTTTGCTTTTTCAATTATCGATTTTGAGTAAGTTAATGGTCTGCCAACTTTTCTTTTTTCATTTGTCATACTTGTATTATACAAAAGAACTTGCAATTACGCAAGTTCTTTTAGTTAGTTTAGTTAGTTTTTAATGTATTAAGATATTCAGATAAAAAGTGTTTATACATAAGTTCAGTATAATTGTTTTCTTTGTTTTTGATCTTCATATAGTGTAACCATTCCCTGGTATATTTAATGCTGATAAAGGTATTCCTTGTT